ACCTAAAGTTATTCATTCTATTCTGACGAGTAGACTCTGCTCTTATTTGCTCTCGCATAGCTGTCGCTTCTTCTTTAGAAATATTAAAGTCTTTCATTAAACTTTGTATAGCCTGTTCTTCTAAAGCTGCTCGTTCGTTTTCAAACGCATCAATAGCTTCTGATTGTTCTTGACCTTTTATTTTACGACGCATACCAGACATAGCAAAGTCAATTAAAGCGGCTTTGTCTTTAATTCCTTGTTTAATACCTAATGCCATTTGTTCTTGAAAAACTTCTACTTCATCTTCTGTACCACTACCTGTTAAAAAATCGTGGATGTCACGTTTGCCCATCCAGTCTTGCCAAAACCAAGTGTTAGATCCTGAGTTTATAATGTCTTCTGTAATTATCCTTGCTTGTCTGTCATACTCTTTGTCAGAATACATAGCGTCTGTTTTTTGTTTTTGATCGACATCAACAGCTGTGACAATAGCAGATACAGCAGCCTTTCTTTCAAAAGTAGTTTTAGGTTCCTTTGAGTTAAGTGTGTCAATGTGTTGCTGAAGCGAAGGAACTTTTTCTAATAGATCAGGATTGTTATTAACATAGTCTGCATAATATCCTGTCAATTCCATCGCACTTTTAGAAGCCGCTGCACTTTCTTGTTGTTCTCTTTTTAGATTAGCCTCTTTTAAAATATCGTCACGCAACCTTGGAGGAATAGTTATTTCTTCTTCCCCTACTTTTAAAGTAGTAGGCACTTCTGTTTGTTGATTTGCTAACATACCGTTAGAAACAAAATCAATTATTTTTTTATCGTCTCTTACTTGTATTTTAGCAGTTCTTTCAGCTTGATTAAAGGTATACTGGTCTCTACTAGCTGTTAATCTAGCAGCTTCGTCGTACTTACCAGCTTTGTTTAACTTATCAATAGCAAAGTTAAATCTCTGCGTAGGATCCATAGCAGCAAGTTGCTGTTGCTCCGCTTGTTGCTGTTGTTGCTGCATACGAAGAGCAGGAGCTTGACCAATACCACGCGCAGCAGTAAACAAACCCTCCTGATAAGAAGGTTGTAACATACTCTGTAAAAATGCTTGTGAAAACTTAGCCATGATTAATCCTTCCCAAATCCAAACAACCCACCAAGACCACTACCAATACCTTCTATGATACTACCAATATCACCAAAGCCACCCGGATCAACAACAGTACCAGACTTAGTAACCTGCGGTGTAAACAAACCAGCAAGTACGTTAGATCCAATACCGCCTAGCAGGTTAGCACGTGCTTGCTCTGCCAACAGTCTAGACTCCAGACCAGACATTGCAGTCTCGCCAAACAAACCTGTACCGTACAACTGAGCCTGTTGCTGTAGCTCTGCCATACGCTGTGCTGGTTGCGCTGCTGCTAACAACTGTGCCTGCGGTAGATAGCTTGCACCAAGGAACTGTTGTCCTAGTCCTGCTTGTTGTACCTGCTCTGCCTGAGCTTGTTGCATAGCACCTAGCATGGATCGTGTACGTGCTTCTTCTTGCGCTGTAGCCATAGCCAGCATTTCAGGAGTAGCACCACCGTAGGCTGCAGAACTTGTACCAAGTCTACCTTGTGCTGCTAAGCGCTCTTCTAATGCAAGACGTTGACGCTGCTCTTCAGGACGCTGTGCTGCTCGCATACGTTCAAAGATAGCCTGCTCACGTGCCGCTGTAGGCATCTGTGCTTGTCCAAAGAAGCCACCTGCACCACCGAACAACTGTTGCTGTAACGCTTGTTCTTGAGGTGATAACGTCATACCTACTTCAAGACCGCCTGTAGTGGGTTGTGGCTCCATAAACATTGGTTGTGGCATAAAGCTATCAGGCGGTGTAAATGGTGTAACCGGCCCAGTTGGAAAAGGCTCTCCCGGAGCAATGCCAAGTTGATCAGCAAGCCGTCCAACAGGTACATCTATATTTGTAAGTAAACCGCTAATTTCTTGAGGTGGAGATAAACGACGACGCTTTTCCATAATTTCATCTCTACGAGTCATAATGTCTCTGTAGCGATTAAAATCGGCAAGTTGTTGCTCTGTAGGAGTTGCTCTTGGCATTATCTCTTGAAAACTGCGGTCGTATGTCATAGCGGGTCTAGGGTCTTGACCAAATTCATTAGTGCCACCTCTAATGCTCCTTGGAATAGACATTAACTGTCTTCGCAGTTCTTCATCTTGTCTGTTTAATTCAGCCAGTCCGGGAGGCAACGCCATTGAAGGTTGACCTACAGGCTGTGCCATAGGCTGTCCCATACTAGGCTGACCACCCATACGCGCAGTAAACATAGCGCCGGTAGGAGTAGTAACCGTAAACGGCCTGAACTGTGACTCTGCTTGGCCACGTTCTGCAATCTCCATAGCTCCGGGAACACGTACACCACCTACGGTTGTTCCTAATATAGATTGTTCACCTATATCACTTAGCCTGTCGTAAGCTTCACGAGTTAGTAAAGTACCGGCAATACCGGGAATAGCTGGGGATAAAGCAGAGCCAATATCACCAAGCCCTCCAAGGATATTTTGAAAAATACCTCCACCACCAGCAACAGCATTAATAAGATCGTCAATGCTTTCTGATGAATATCGTGAATAGTCTACGTTGGGAGTGCCAATAGTTGCATTACCAAGCATTCCCATAATTTCGTTTGTGCCAATGGTAGCCATTGTTTACTCCTGTTAAAGTAGCTTGCCTATTAAAGCCATTACGTTAATTTCCTGTAGTGACAGTGGTGAACCATCTATCTCTGACTCTAAACCTACCTGTACACTTGTTCCATATCCGGTGGTATTAAGACTACGCTGGTTTGTTAGCTGACCACCTGTAAATTCTACTGTTGTATACTCACTTTCACCGTAAAACCCAGTAATCTGAGTACCTACCGTAAACTCTGTTGTCGCGTATGTTGTATCAAAATCATAAGCCCATTTCATAAATACGACTGAGTTGTTTGCACCAACCAGTGTAGGCTTTAACTTCTTCAAAATCTTAATACGTGCGCTGTCGCCAAACGTAAGACTAGGACTGTAGTACTTAAATCTGTAGCCTTCTCCGTTATCGCTGTAGCCGGTGTACGTACTGATACCGTTAACAGTACCAATATGTAACGTACCGTTATCTAAACGTGTATACGCTGTAAACTTAGTAGACGGCCATCGAGTAACACGGTATGATCCATTCTCTAACGTGCCTCGTACATCAAAACAATACGTTACGTCCTGACCTGTAAAGGTTAGTAGGTAGAAACCTTCTTCAGGACTGTAGACAGATCTAAAGAACTCAGTCTCGTTCTGCAACGCAGCAATAATGTCCTTGGTAATGTTACCGGACAGACTGCTAATTGGTAGAGACTTTTCTTGTATTGTCCGACCAAAGCTTTTAAGTCCAGTATGAGACAAGAACAACACGTCTGTACCCGTATACTGCACAGTGTCTCTATCAACACAACCAACACCCGCTACAGTATCTGCCAATGCCATTGTTGCTGGTGCTTCTGCTCCTTGATATGCAACAATGCTGTGCTTACCAAAGATAATCAACAGTCCGTTGTGTGCCGCTAACGCTACAATCTCATCATACCCATCAGGCCAGACCTTAGATATGTCTATTTTACCGCTAGTGCCTCCGGACCAGTCGTGACCAATTAACAAATCAGACCAGTAAACAGTAGACTTGTCTCCAGTAACGTCTGCTGTCCAGAGCCTTCCATAAGCCGCTAGGACTTCGTTACCGTACATGGCAGACGTGACACCAGCTGCACCAGAAACGCTGCTGAGCGTGATTACAGAGCCTCCTGCGTTGTCATACACAAGGGGTTGAAACCCACGTTGAAAAAAATAGATCTTGTCATTAAAGTCTACAAGCTTCCAGTTGTCTGCAGTGATGGTATAACTACCGGGAGTCTCGTCAACCAGTGTAGTCGTACCGCTTATAATTTTATTGTTACCTACAGAAAAGATCTTGGTGTTACCAGCATTGTCCTTGAATTCTTTGATAGCCCGTAACGAGTCAGTACCAAGGACAGTTTTATTTGTAGTAACAACAGTGTGACCTTTACGTGCAGCAATACGTCCTCGCTTGTCAATCACAGCATTGTCTGCAATCTCAGCAAAAGACGGATCTTGAGCCAGCGGCGAGTCTTCGGTGTTAACACCTTTAAACGCCGGAGCTACAAGATTGATACTCTTAAGTTCTTGAGCCATATCAGATAGTCCTAAATACCATCTCTTCAGGATGCTTTGCTGCGTCAATAGCAATAGCGTCAGACAAGTACTGGTTAGCAATAGTGAAGTACTCAGCAGTAGATGTACCGCCTGTCTCACCACGTTCACGTGCAAGTAACGCTACAGCAAGGTGTATTACTGGCATAGCAGGAATAAGCAACTCATCAGTGTTAGTACTCAAATCTGCTTGTCGCTTAACAGTGTCTACACGAATACTGTACACAGCGTCTGGTGTTGGGCCTACAAGGATCTGTGTGTCACCACTAGAGTCTAGACCGTTATAGGTAAAGTACCGTGGTGTGCCTTCTGCTGCGCTGCTAATGTACAACTGCTCGTTAAACCAATCTTTAGTTTGATACTCCATAAAACAGTTATGAGTGTCGTTAAGCATTGACATAACTTTAATGTTATCGCCACCACCTGTCAGCGAGTATGTGTTATCTGACGCAGTAGTAGATATTGTTATAGTCTCACGCAACGCAGACCAATCAGCTGCCTGACCTACCAGCGTCTTAGCGTCATTAATAAAGTCACCTACCATTTTAACGTAGGTTGTACTGGTAACAGACGATGTTTCCTCTTCACGAAGTCTGCGTAGTACATTGTTCATAAGGTTAAGATATGTCATACAAGCATTCCCGACTGTCTACCAAAAAATTTATCAAGTTCTTCTACAGCATCTACTTGTTTTTGTGGAGTAAGTGCTATAGGCGTTAATGGTTGGAACGGACTAAGACCTTGAAGGAACGGATCAAACGGTATAGGATCTGGTTTAGCAAGTTGAGCAGCAAGCTGTTGTTGTTGCTGTCCAAGACTGCCTAAACCTAAACCTAAAGCTGTTCCAAGCATTCCTACTCCTTCGCCTAGTTGTCCTAAGCCTTGACCTACGCCACCTATTTGCTCTCCAAGACCAGCTACTTCAGACATTAACCCACCAAGCTGTCCTGATACAGCGCCAAATTGACTGGCTACGCTTTCTTCAAATGCTTGCTGTGCTTCTTGTTGACTAATCTGTCCCGTCTGTAACGCATTAATATCTACGTTTACATCAGAAAATAGCTGGTTAACAGTACCGCCAAACTCTGCAAATTGTTGACGAGTGTTTGCGTCAAGCTGGCTTACATCGCCTTGGACTGCAATTAATGACTGCTGTAAGTTTCTACGTTCTTCTGCAGCCTGTGCTGCTTTAACTGAAGCGTCTTCTTGATACTGAGCAAAAGCTTCGGCTTGACTAACTTGACCTTCTTGCAAGCCTTTAATATCTACGTTAACGCCAGCAAACAACTGATTAACGTCTTCACCAAACTCTTCAAACTGTTGACGTGTCTGTGCATCTAAACGATTAACATCACCACCTACTGCAATAAGGGCTTGTTGTAATGCTCTTCTTTCGTTTTCTGCTTGAGCTTGACCCGCTGCTACGTCTTCTGCTGTAGCAAAACCAGCGCTTGCTAACGCTCTGTCAATGTCGTCGGGAGTAGCAAAACCTGACCCTAATAAAGCATTTCTAATGTCGTCAGGAGTAGCAAAACCTGAATTAGCTAAAGCTGTAGCCATGTCATCAGGATTTACAAAACCAGCTCCCGCAATAGCGTCTGTTATATCTTTTGGTGTAGCAAAGCCTGCGTTTGATAGTGCATTTCCAAGCTGTTCTGGAGTAACATATCCTGCATTAGCTAAGGCTCGGCCAACGTCTTCTGGCGTAGTAAAACCGGCGCTTGCTATTGCATTAACAACGTCTGTTGGTGTTGCATAACCAGCCGCTGCTACTGCTGTGGCGACGTCTTCTGGTGTTGCGTACCCAGCTTGAGCAACCGCTGTAGCAATGTCTTCTGGTGTAGCAAAACCTGATGCTGCTAAAGCGTTACCTAGTTGCTCAGGAGTTACATACCCTGCGTTTGCCAAGGCATTAGCAACATCTTCCGGTGTGGTAAACCCGGCACTTGTTACTGCACGAGTAATGTCTTCAGGGGTAGCAAAGCCGGCTTGGGCAAGGGCAGTTCCAATATCTGCTGGTGTAGCGTAGCCAGCCTGAGCTACTGCATCAGCTACTTCTTCAGGTGTAGCAAACGGCGCATTTTCTAAAACACTTTCTACAACACCGCGAATAGCTTCTGGATCAGCGTCTCTACCGGGTTCACCTCTTGGACCTTGCTCACCTTGTTCACCACGCTGTCCGTCTACACCGTCCCTGCCGTCAACACCATCTCTACCATCTCTACCATCAGCACCATCTCTACCATCAGTACCATCTCTACCATCAGCACCATCAACACCATCAGCACCGTCAGTACCATCAACACCGTCTCTACCATCTTGACCATCAACACCGTCACGGCCCGGAGCTGGTGCTGGTGCTGGTGCTGGTGCTGGAGCTGGTGCTGGAGCTGGTGCTGGAGCTGGTGCTGGAGCTGGAGCTGGAGCTGGTGCTGGTGTTGGTGTTGGTGCTGGTTCGGGAAAATACTCAGGAAATATTTCTCTAACTACTCCAGTTTCTCCTTCCTGTCCTTCAGTAGGTTGTTGTTCAGTAGGCACTGGCGGCTGCTCTGGTTCAGGCGGAGGCTCAGGAACTACCTCTGGTTCAATTTCATACTCAAACGGATCTACTTCTACTTCTGTTTCAAGCGGAGTATCCGGTGTTGGTGCGGCCATAGAGCTTTCAAGAGTAGGGTTATTTACGTCTTGCCAGCCAGCTTCCATGTTTTCAAGTATTCTATTAGTCATAGAATCTTCAGGTGTTCCAGCGCCGTTAATAGTAACGTCAAGCCAGTTTGCATTATTTGTGTCTGTAGGAAGCCCTCCACCAGAAACTAAATGAGAATCTAGCCAGCTAATCTGTGCGTTGTTGTGCGTTAAGTCAGAAGCGCCTTGGTACTCAACAAGGTTTGTTCCGTCAGATACATACAAACGTCCATTTGAGCCTCTAATTAATGTGTACTCAATACCTGACTCATCTACGTGTTGAGTGTGATATGCCAAATAAGTATCGCCTACTTCCATAGGGCCATACTCGTAATCACCTGACCCGTCTAATGTTGTAACTACTGTAGATCCTTCTAGAATCTCAGCAACTCTATCTGCTGGGACGGCTTGATCATCAACATACATTATTGATTCCATTGGGCCATCGTCGGCAGTAGTGTCAGCAGTTAAGTCAGCCGTAGTATCTGCAAACTCTGAGTCTGTTTCATCTACTGTACTTGCTGTTACATCTACAGGCGGTGTTGCTGGGGCATAAGCTTCTTCATAAATAGACTGTAAGTTTCCTGCTAAAGCCTGCAGCTGATTAGCCATTGCTTCGTTTTGTTGTGCTGCTATAGCCTCGTTAACAGTGTTTCCCATGATTCTGTTAGTTTCTGCCATTGTGTCTTCATCAACAGCGGCAGCATATTCTGCGTATAGTTCTTCTAGCTTTTGTTGTTTTTCTTCAGAAATTCCTTGTTGACCAGCAAGATCAACAAACAAAAACTCAACAAATTCTTGAGCGCCAGTTAGTAGACCAGATGCAAGAACACCTTCTATGTCTAACTGACCATCAAATACCGCTTGACGGATAGCTGTTTGCCCCATTGCATTAAGAACATTGTCTAACTCTTCAATGCCAGTTATTTCTGAAATATCTAAACCGCCCATAGCTTCAGAAAGAGCGGGGCCAATAACTTCATTAAGAGCCTGACTAAATCCTGCAGTAGCCGCTGTTTGCAAAAGTTGATCAGGGTCGATAGAACCAGTCGTAATAGCTTGAGTAATAGCATTGCTTACAACAGAAGAACCAACAGTCCCTAATGATGGAGCAACAGCAGATACTGCCCCGCCAGTCATAATTCCCATTGCAGTTATGATGCTCATTTTCACATAGTCAACAAGACCTAACTGATCTTGTTTAACTGTCTTTACATAGGCAGAGCCGTTCCACTCGTACTTATCACCGTCGCTGTTGTAAATAGTAGAACCAACACCATACTTTTTTAACAATGCTTGATTAGCTTCGGAGTTAACCCAACGATCATAAGCAGATGACTGCTCTTGCATTTGTTGACCATAGGCTTCTGTGTAAGCATCCTGATCACTGTCGGAATATTGAGTAAGATCCTCGCCTTCAAGAATCATTAACTCATCTTCAGTTAATCCTCCAGTGTATTCATCCCAGTTACCAACATCGTAATCACCAGCTTGAATTAATTGTTCTCGCTCAGTCATGTAAGCAAGATAGTTATCAAAATCACCGAAGGCTCGTTTGAGCATCTGAGAGCCTTTAGCATTAAAGTACTCACGTAGCTCAGATTTTGTTACTTGTGTTGCGTCACCTCTTTTGTATAAAAAGTCAGGGCTTGCATCACCTAGCTCTGAGCCTTTAAAGAAAGTAAAAGTGGTAACACCTTCAGGTTCTGGAGATGGCGGTGGTGGAGGCGGTGGTAAAGGTGGCTCAACCTCAGCTTCTGGCAAAGATGGCGGTGGTGGAAAATCTACCTCTGAATAACCTTCTGGACTTGGCGCAGGTGCTGGTGGTTCAGCATTAGGGTCAAACGGTCCTGATTCACCGGGCTGTCTCTTTGTAGGGTCACTGCTAGGCGTGCCTACAGGACCAGTCGGAGCAGGCGCTGGTTGTTTAGTAGGAGCAGGCTTAGTAAGCATACCCGCAGGTGCAACTGGAGTAGACGTAATGGTTACTCCCGGTTGAGGGTTCTGCGCTAAAAACCTAGCTGCTGCATAAACACTAGGAAACTGTTGTGTGCCTACATAATATGCCATTTACTTTTCCCTCGATACGCCCTTGGTTTTTTCATAAGAGCGCATAGCGCCAAGACCAAGCATACCCATCAGTACAGGCATCATAGTCTCTAGGTCAATCAGTGGTATAGTGACTTCAATAG